GAAAAGACTCGCGTCGAAATGGAATTATTTGGTAAAACCGGGTACCAACTCCACGGCATGTTGAATATGTCTGCAGAGGCGATGAAGCAAGTCGAGGACCGGGCACGTGCTATGGGCCTTATTATTGACGATGAAGCGGCTAAGAAATCGGCGCAATTTAATCGCCAATTAAAGGACATGGAACAAACCGGTAAGCGTTTGGCCATCATGATTGGTCAAGAGTTATTGCCAGTGATTATGGACTACACGCAATGGGCTATCGACTTAACAAAGTCCTATAGCAGTATGGCCACCGAACAAAAGGAAGCTATCTCGGGGGTAGTGAAATTTAGTTTTGAAGCTGGTATCGCTGTTACTGTAATTCAGTCTGTAACGACGGCATTAAAATTCATGAGACTAGCTACATTAGCGGCTGCAGGTCCTTGGGTAGCCTTGGCCAGTGCTATCGCCTTAGCCGGCAAAGCATTGCTTGACTATCGCTACAAGGAGCGTACCAAAGGTACTGACCTCGGGGTTGAAGTCAATGGTATGAAGGCCCATCGGAATATGAACTCCGATAAGGGTACAAGTGAAGCCTACATGGCGAACCACGACGGACGGTACTGGGTTGAGGATAGTTCCTTCTTCGGACTTATTAAGAATGACCGCCTAGCCACTAAGGAGGAAGGCGCTCAAATTGACGCTGCGATGAAGGCTAAAGAAGAGGCTGACGCGGCGAAGAAGAAAGCTGAAGAAGAACAGGCCAAATTAGACCAAGAAATCGAGAACGCTAAGAACGGACTATCGAATAACGAAGCTATTAATAAGGCTAATGAGGAAGCCGGCAAAGCGGCGAAGGCACAAGAAGCAGCTGCTAAAAAAGCAGAACAGGCGGCCGAAAAATTAGCAAGCTCTGTAGAACGTCTTAACGATATGATTCGAAGTCTAACTCTTCAATCGTTGGAGATTGATGGCAGTCAGTACGAAATCGATAAGCTCAACGCTAAGAACCAATACGAATCGAACAATAAGAACATTCGAGATATTATTCGTTCCGCAGCGGGGCTTAATAGTGTAGGTGGTGGTAGTGGTGAAGCCTCCGGCGTATTAGCTGCAGCTAATGCTCAACTTGGCAAGGCTTATTCACTAGGTGCCGATGGTACTTGGGCTACGGATTGTGGCAAGTTGTTCGCTGATTCCGTCAAGGAAACCTTCGGAAAGGACGTACCCCGTTATGTTCCTTCCATTATGGACGCGGCAGCAGCTGCGGGCGCATGGCACCCGGCTGGTGATGGATATACACCTCAAGCAGGCGATGGCGTCGTAGTTCTTGGTGATAATCACATCGTAATCTCCGATGGTAACGGCGGATACACTGGTGCTAATTCTAGTACAGGGGTAGTTGCTAAGCAGTCTGTTGAAGGTGATTTCGGGACGGTTACAGGGTATGTAGATACGGCTAAACTAGTAGGCACATCTGCAAGCGTATCGGCTTCTAATGATGCGCTTAAGAACGCTAATGCGCAAGCGTTGGCCAACTCCAACCTAGTGGCCGAGGCAAGGGCCAAGAATGAGGAAGTATACCAAAAGAAATTGGCGGAAGCGGAGCGTAATCAAACTATCCGCGTTCGCAAGATGAATGAGGATATTACGAAACTTGACCTTGAGCGTACAGGGGACAGATTACAACTTATCAAGACTGAGTCCGATGCACAAAAGGCTCAAATTGAGGATAACGTTCGCGAGTACACCAAGGCTGTAGGGGACAAGAAACTCGCTGAGAAGAAGGCAGAATCGGAACGATTGAAACTTGTAGCCGATACTGAGCAGAAAATCAGAGAGCTTGCCTACACACAAACAACTGAAGCATTAGATCATCAGTCCAACCTGGTGAAACTTGGCCACCTTACACAGGACCAGTCCGACGCCATCTTAGCGGAACAACTGCAAGCCTACATCGACTACTCGAAGGACGAGTTAGCTAACGCGCAGATGACGGCTACGCAACGTCTACAGATTGAGAAGAACCTAGTTGAGGCCCAACAAAAGCTATGGGAGATGGCAGGGCGTAACTTGAAATCTCGATTGAAGGAAGCAGCGCGGCAATATCAAGAGGAAACAGTGAACTATGCTGACCTTGCGAAGTCGACCTTTGACAGTACGATGAGCAATATCAATTCGACGTGGACAAGTAATCTCGAGGCTATGGCCACGGGTACGAAGTCCTTCAGTAAAGGACTTATTAGCATATTCAAGGATATGACTAACAGCATTATCAAGATGATGGTGAACCTATCCTTCCAACAATATTTACAACCTAAGTTACAAAGCCTATTCGGTCGCGTGGCTGGAGGCATAGGGAATATTGGTGGAGGCGGTCGTACCTTCTCCACAGGTAGGTCCTTTAGTTCAGCGTTCAGTAGTCGAGGGTTCTCTAAGTTCGCATCCGGCGGGGTAGCGCCTACAGGTATGACATTGGTCGGTGAAAACGGACCAGAGCTCCTTCAGTTCAACGCTTCCCATCGTATCTATAACGCAAGCCAAACTCGTAAGATGCTAGGTGGTAATCAGGGGAATAACGTTACTGTTAACATCATCAACCAATCTGGCCAAGCACTTGAATCTGAGCAACAAAGCTCGAGATTTGATGGAGAAAACTACATCATCGATGTAATGGTTAAGGCCGTAACAAATAATAAAGGAGGTGCGCGGGATGCAATTAAAGCAGCCGCAGGTTAATCATGGCAACATTTCCAAACATTAGATATCCAATATATCCAATTCAAGAAACTACACCGGATATGACCTATAAGGGCCAAGTGGAGAATATGACGATTATTAGTCGCCGTAAGACTACTAAGGCCTTACGGTCATACAACGTAAATTATAAGGTGCCTACCTCCGAGTACTTACGGCTAAGGGCGTTCTTTGATGAAGTTAACTGTTCGACGGTGTTCGACTGGACGAACCCTGAAACGAAGGAAACTATCAAGGTACGATTCAGTGATCAGTTAGACTTCGCAGCGAATGACTACGGCATATGGGTTGGTACCGTGAAATTACAGGAGGCCTAACATGTTAACACTTTCAACTGCATCTATCTTGGAGAAAAACAAAATAGACGCCACGGGTGTATGGCTCATGCTCCTTGATATTGAATACAAAGGTGATATCGTACGGCTCGTGTATAACACCGAGGATATTACCTTTCAAGGGAATAAGTACATCGCATTTCCGTTTAAATTAGCGGATGTCAACCATAACTCGACTGACCTTCCAAATGTTAAATTGTCCGTGTCCAATGTGACACGGACTATCCAACGCCTGGCGGAGGATAATCAAGGGTTCACGGGTGCGAATGTCATTGTCCGTGTAATAAATACAAATGTACCGAATGTGTGCGAAGTAGAAGAACACTTCGTTATTACAGGCTCCGTTGCTAATGCTGAATGGATGGAGTTCACACTAGGTACGGATTTTAGTTTCACACGTCGGTTCCCCTTAGTCCGCATCATGAAGGACTTTTGTCCTTTCAAATTCAAAGGTGTTCAGTGCGGATACAAGGGCACCGAGACCGAGTGTAATAAGACTTTGTCACGATGTCGAGCACTAGGTAATAGCGTTCGTTTCGGCGGCGAGCCAACGATTCCACAGGGAGGTCTGTATGCATCTAACAAGTGATATGACTGACATGATTGGTACTCCATTCGAGGAGCTTAAATGTTGGGACGTAGTGGCCGAGGTGTATCACCGTAATGGTGTTACACTTCCAAGCTACACAGATATTCCTATGGACGAGTGGCAAGAGGTCAAGGAACCTACGGAGGGCAGTGTCCTGGTCTTTTCGCTAAAAGGCAAGGAACTCGACCATGTTGGCGTGTATTTAGGTGATGGTCGATTCATTCACGCTACTAAGCCAAGCGGTGTATGTATCGAACATATATCTAAATACGTTCCTAGGCTTAAACATATATACGATAGAAAGGAGTAGCCGATGATTAATGTAGTGCTAGTAAGGAATCCGTTTAAACCGGATCAGCATGAAACACAATATCGCCCTTATAAGGCGAATAAGCCATTGAGCTTTTATATTAAACAAGATGGCAGCTGGGTATACTCCATTAATGGCCAAGAGGCTACGCTCGATACCATTGTTAACGATGGCGATTATATCGTGGCCATGCCTCAAATCGACGGTAAGTTCTTTGGAATTATCTTAACCATTGGCCTTAGTATCGCAACCGGGGGTATCGCAAGCGGTGCCATCTTCGGTATTCAAAGCCTAATATGGCGTACAGTACTTTCCATGGCCATTGGTATGATTGGCAATATGCTCGTCAATAAGTTAACACAACCAAAGGCTGACCGGTCTCATACGGACTCCGCCCAGGCTAATACATATGGCTGGGGCGGTGCTAAGACTGTAACTGGTCAAGGCTACCCATTGGCCGTTACGTATGGCCGTATGAAGAGCGCAGGGCTCCTCTTATCTCGTCACATTATCAGTGATGGAGAAAAGCAGTACCTTAACCTCTTATATTGTGCCGGTGAAGGCGAGTTATCCAAAATCGAGGATATCCGCATCAATGCTAACCCTATTAGTAACTACCAGGATGTGCAAGTGGATATCCGATTAGGTACCAATGACCAAACTGTTATCCCTAACTTCAATGATAACTACGCAGACCAAGTACTCAACTATGAACTTAAGACAGGGTGGAGTACGCAACGTGTACAAGGCGACGCGTGCAACGCTATCGAGCTAACTATCAGCTTCCCTAATGGCTTGTATTACTCCAACGATACAGGCGGAATGGACGCTACATCGGTTACTCTTGATGCCGAAATCCGCAAAGTTGGGGAGGACGAGGAGTGGCATAAGTTACCGCTATCTAATCAAAAGGGTATGCAAGCCTTCGTTAAAAAATCCGGCGACGGATGGTCCTTTACCCGTCAAAAGTCTGACGCAGAAATCGCTGAAGGCGACTATAGGGGAAAGGTTACAGAGGCTACTAACACCGCGTTCTATCGAGTGTACCGATTTGATAACCTCGATAAGGCGCAGTATGAAGTCCGTGTTCGTTGTTCCAGTAAGGATGGTAGCTCAATCCGATACAACAATAAGGTGTACTGGAACCAATTGACGCAGATTATATATGATGACTTCGTACATCCAGGTAAAGCACTTATTGGTATTAAAGCCTTGGCCACATCTCAACTTAACGGCTCTGACCCTGAAGTATCCTGGATACAAGAACGTTCTGCCGTGTATGTGTTCAACCCGTATCAACAAAAGTACGAAATCCAACGCGCGGATAACCCGGCATGGGCGGCGTATGATCTACTTCACATGGCTCGTAAGTTTGGCGATGAGTATGTGGTGTTTGGCCAACCTCATGGACGCATGGACTACGATGCATTTAAAGCCTGGGCGAATAACTGCGATAAGAACGGATTCACGTTCAACTATATCTACGATAGCGCTAGCCGGTTATGGGATGCGCTCAAATATCCGGAGAACGTAGGGCGAGGTAAAGTCATTCCACAGGGGACTAGGTTCACCTGTGTTAGCGATTATAAGTCAACACCGGTACAACTATTTACTGTGGCCAACATTAAGCAAGGTAGCTTCTCCGAGGAGTTTCAAGGCATCCAAAGCCGTGCCAACTCCGTGGAAATCTCCTTCCTTAATAAGGATAAAGACTATGAACGCGATGTTATCCCCGTGTATGGCGATACCTATGATGAATCGGATACACTTACCAACCCTGCACAAATTGAGCTCATGGGATGTACTAGCCTAGACCAAGCGTTCAAACATGGTAAGCACTACCTACGATGCAATAAGTACGAAGTGCGTACTGTCTCTATCGAAGCTTTCACCGACGCCATAGCGTGTACCATAGGCGATATCATTCTTATTCAACATGACGTACCTGAATGGGGCGAAGGTGGCCGAGTAGTAGCTGTTACTGGTAATACTATCACCCTTGATAAGGAAGTATCGACATTACCTGGCAAGCAGTACCAACTACTGATCCGTAACAACGCTACCGATGCGGTGACTACGTTCACAGTACTAAGCGTGATTGGTCGTAACGTAACGGTTAAGGAAACGATTACAGTCGAACCTGGTAGCGTGTATGCATTTGGTGAGTTAACCAAAGCAGCTAAACCATTTAGAGTGCTAGCTATCACGGAAGGCGGTACAGACCTTACTCGTAAAATACAGTGTATGGAATACTATCCGGAAGTGTATACGAGCGATGATGGCGCTGTTCCTGTTATCGATTATAAGTCTGAGGTCGGTAGCGACATCGAGGATATAGGCCTCGTAAGTGATGTATACGGTGCTAATGGCATTATGTACTCACGAATCGCCGTCCGTTGGCAACTGCCTCGTGATGGTAAGATAACCAACGTAGTAGTTAACTATCGGAACGCTAAAAGCGATACCTGGAAATATGTGGGAAACTTCCCCGCATCACCTAATAGCACGGAGATATCCGATGTACTATTAGGGGCAACCTATGAGGTTAAGGTGCAAGCGATTAACGATTTAGGGCAACTCACCACAGGGGTCACTAAAGAAATCGTTATCCCTAAGATGCAAGCGCCTGGTGATGTACAGAACCTACATGTTATTAGTCGCTACAACCTAACCGCCGATAAAAGCGTGTACTATGACCTTCAAGTGATGTTCGAACCACCGGCTAACCCTGGCAACTTTGACAGCGCTGAGGTGTGGTACAAGCTCAAATCTAAGAACGGCCAAGCTATCACCGGTCAAGATTGGCAGTATGCGGGTAGCAGTAACAGCCAGGTTATTATCAAGGCTTTGGGCCCTGGTGAAGAGTACGAGGTTAAGGCCGTGGCCGTGGATAGGTTTGGTAATCGTTCCGATACAGCCCAGGTAGTTGACGTCGTAGTCAAGGCGATGGACGAAGTACCGGACATGCCTAAGAACTTTACGGTAGCCTTTAAGGACCACGCCACCGCATCATGGAACGATGTTCTTAACGCTGACGTGGACTACTACGAACTACGCACGGATAATGCCCCAGGCAAGGACACCAACGCATTACTTGCGAAGGTGAAAGGTACCTCAGCTAATTTACCGCTTACGAAACGAAGCGGTACGGCGTACTTGTATGCACGAAGCACGCTCGGTAAGTACTCAACGCCAGCAACATATTCGTATAACTTGCCACAGTTAGAGGCGCCTACGTTCGAGGTCAAGGACCAACTTGGAGGGTTCAGCCTGTACTTTGGGGCGAAGCCACCACAGGCTTACGTTATCCGTTGCCACGTTATTGGTGATGATCGTACGGACGATTTAGAGACTACGTCTAGCATGCTTACGTACTCCAATAAAGCCGGGGTATATCGTGTGCGGTGTGAATATGTCGATGTGTTCGGTAGTAGCTTAGTAACGGAGAAGTCGGTCACGATTAAGGATAGGGTTGATAAGAGCCTACTTGACGCGGAAGCATTAGGGCTAAAAGCTATGGACGAATCAATCCAAGCGATGAGTTCTGAAGTTGGAACGATGAAAACCTCTGTGAATGGGTTTGCATCTAAATTAGTCCAACTTGATAAGGGTATTACTCAAAAGGTAACTGACCTTAATAAGAACCTATCTGGTCAAATTACTACATTATCGGAGGGTATCGACCTTAGAGTGACCCAAGCTATCGGGGGTATAAGTGGCCAGGATATTGTTAGCCGGATTAACTTATCCCCTGAAGGTACTCGAATTGAGGGCAAGCTATTACACGTAACAGGCCAAGCGCTGTTCGATAATAATATCATCACTGAGGGTATGCTCCAAGCTAACTCGGTAAGTTCGGATAAGATACAAGCATTATCCATTAGTAGTGATAAGTTACAAGCGGATAGTGTTACCGCGGATAAGTTAAAGGTAAATAGCTTAGACGCTATCACGGCAACGATTGGCACGCTCCGGACTAAGACGAGTGGCGCAAGAGTTGAGATATCCGATAACTTAATTAAAGTGTTCGATGATAACAATGTACTAAGAGTGAGGTTAGGGGTGTTTAGATGATAATTCTAATAATCTTAATTCTGCTACTATTAGCGATGGCGGTTGCAGTACTAATAATAAGGAGAAAACATAAAATGCCACAGGGGATTGAAATATATAACGAATACGGAGAAAAAATACTGTCTACTGACGCGAGGTTGACTCGTTCGTTAATGTGCGTCCCTTGCACATCGTGGACTGGGTCAGCAAAAGTAATAGGTAAACAAAAGGATACAACTACATACGTCATTCCTTTTGTATCCGTTTCTTATAAGGGGAACTTCCCAACAACGAAATTTATCAAAACTTGGATTAATCAAGATACGGTGTACTGGGAATATACACGGATTAATAACCATTTCTTTGATAATGATACGTTGGCGATTGTATTGTTTATAGGAGAATACTAATATGAGCGCAACTTATCTCGAAGTCAACAATGACAAAAATCAAATCATCATTAACGATGAGTACAGAAATTTTAAATTGCACAGCGTCGTGCCAAAAGTTGTTAGCCTATTTTTCAACACCCGTGTTGCGGCTGATGATAGCGGAAGAATGTATTTGAACTTTATTAAACCTATTAATGAAGATTGTGTTATCGCCTCAGCATATGCGCGTCAAGTGTGTATGGTATACCCGCATTATAGAATGCATGCACATCCTCAAGCATTATCGCCAGAATCGTCGGGTGTTGATTGTTATTTATTTGATAACTATACATCTCGGGATACTAATTCTACGGGCAAGATTCGAGCAGGATTGCAGGTATTTAACGAACAGGGGCAAACGTTATTTGATTCAGATTATCCTGCTTTGCGTATATTAGATTATATCGATATTGATATAAATGACTGTAAGCCTTGGCAAGACCCAAAGGATGATCGTTATCTAAAGTTTGGTAATGATATATTGACTCGTTCATACAATGTTCAGTCTATTGCAGTTTGCTTGCTCAACTCCCCCCCATCTCCTTTTGGCCCATCGGACGGCGTGTATTCAGCGGAGTACCTTGGCTATGGCGTATCTATCAAAGGCGGAAACGTATTGACCCTAGGAGCTACATGGCAAACAGATATAACGACCAAAGATGCATTAGCAGACGCTGGCGTTGATTCGCGTCTAAGGTTGCTAGTTGCCGACGTAAGTAATCTTAGGAAATCGTAATTTGATACTTGAAGGAGGACTATATGGTAGAACAAGACATCACATTATACGCAGGGCAGGATTTTAGCCTAACATACGTCGTACCGACTGGCTCCGATATGGACCTAAGTCAATACGAGGCCGTCTGCAAAATTCGTAAACGGCCCTATGATGATATGAAATTAGAGTTAACTCCTGTGGTACAGTCTAAACAGGTGGGGTTCTTCATCAGCGGAATGGACTCCGCAAAGGCCCAATTAAAGGGTGGCGATTACCTGTACGATGCGTTTATCTATAATGATCATCAGTGGATAAAGCTAGGGCAAGGTACAGTAACCATCGTTCCAGATATTTCAATGCACAAGTAAGGAGGTACTAGGCATGGAAACAAATGAATTAATTTTAAAACTCGATAAGGAAACTACAATTCCACTTATCGAGGGCTTAGGTAAAAGCGCCTATGCTATTGCAGTGGCTCATGGGTTCAGAGGTACTGAACAGGAATGGCTTGATAGTCTGAAAGGTTTACAAGGCCCTCAAGGTGACCCTGGTCCAAAGGGCGAACCTTTCCGATATGAGGACTTTACGCCAGAGCAATTAGAGGCCCTAAAAGGCCCTAAAGGCGATAAGGGTGAGGACGGGCTAAGTGCGTTTAATATCGCTCAATTAAACGGATTTCAAGGTACATATGTTGAGTGGCTAAAATCGTTAAAAGGCAAGGACGGCGCAAGTGCCACCGCCGACAACGCTCATCAGTTGTTGCTACAAGGTAACGTGTGGTGTGAAAGCGCCAGCGTTGACGATGTACTCACCGCATTAATTGGCAATATGGGCAAGCCGTTCCCTCGGGCTGAATTTAAGCCGTTGACTATTCCAAGCGTTATCCAAGGTCAACAAGTGGTATCCGTTACAGGCGAACCACATTACAGCGTTAAGGTGGTAGGTAATGATACACCTTTCACGCTAGACAGTACTGGGGCTTGTAGCGTGAATATTCCGCCATTAGGCGAAGATGATGTGCGTTTAACTTATCATAACTTTATTGGCGAAAAAGTTGGCGAAACAGTAATTGCTGGCATTGTTGAAAGTACTAGAACGCCAGATGAAACTTACGAGGAAAATGGCGTTAAATATGCCCTATTTGGTCGTAATTTAGAAATTAAGGCAGTTAACTTTAATGGCGATTTCGAACATAATTTTAAATTCTTGGGTAAATGGCAAGTATCTGCAATCGATAATATCTTGATCCAGGCTAGCCGTCCGACGGTTCTTAAAATTGGTGCTTGGTACGGTAGAAATTACTCTGTTAAGGACGTATCTGGCAATCCTATTGGCAATATTCCGATTTTAGTTGATAACCCTAAGAATTTAACATTTGAAAATAACGAAAACTCTGATTTATCTGTTAAGCTCGGAAGCGTAGAATTTGGCACATCTGATGTTCGATTTACGACATCTCAAATTGAATGGTCTGACAGTCAACACAAATATGTAAATACTGGTGATACAGTCGACCATTTATAATCAATCGAACCACAGGGAGAACACATGCAAGAATTAACTGATTTTATGAGCTCGGCTTTGCGGACACTGACGGATTCGTTCGTTCTAAAGGCCTTGCATGTGTTCCCATTACGTAACTATCACACTTAGGGGGAGTGAATGGATATATTGAACGATATTTTAGTAATGCTGATTAGTGGTGTGTCACATGAGCATATTGTCAGTATGGGCGTTATCATCATATTAACAACCGTACTGCTATTCATTGACGCAGCGCAACGCATTACGACGGAGGTGCTTAGGTACAATAAGGATAATCACAGGAATAATACGCCTATAACATTACTTACAACGCTCGCATGGTATGGATGGGGGAAAGGTGGATATGTTGATGCTACTACAGGGCTGAAACGTAGGTACCTTATGAGTGAACGCTTACGATCCGATTTACTCACCAAGTTATGCGTACAGTATCCGGCGTGGATGGTCTTATCGGTAGTGTTTGAATCGCTACCGGATATCCCGATTCCGAATACTGAACTATTCCTGGACCATATCTTCTCATTCCTATTCATGCTGATTCCGTTCTTCTCCGAATGTTGGTCAATTATCGAGAACTTACGCGAAATGGTTGAAGATGACCTCGTCGACTTTGGAAAGGTATTCCAAGGTGTACTAGAAATTATCAGAGCATGGAGGGGTAATGGATAAGTTAGCTATCATTAACCGCATCAAGCGGTCATATCAATCCATCCGAATAGCTGGCATACGGCCAACTGGTGTACTAGCAACGAGGGCATTGGTCCTCGTTATGCTAGTACCTATGGTGTTAGTCGTTGCCCAGTATGTATTATCAACGATTAATGGCTATGTATCGCCTGAAGCTAATCAGCTTATCGATAAGGGTATTCTTATCATTGACCATATATTCGTTCCATCAGTGCTTATGTCCATTGTTGGATTATGCGGTATGTTTATTGACAAAGACCATAATGGTATACCAGATAAGTTAGAGGAGCCTAATACGTTGCCTATGAATCGACCTAGTATACAACAACTATCTGATGACGTTAACCATGATGAGAGGGGGAAATAAATGTTTAGACAAATTACAATGGACGAGTTACAGTCCTTAGCGCTAGATGCATATGGCCAAATTGAAAAAGCATACTACCATTGGACAGGGGTCAAAGGCGGTAAGCACTTCACAGATTACCATATCAACATCGACCGAGCTGGCACGATGTGGACCGATATGGAGGCCTTAACAGATTATAAGGAACACACCTATATGCGCAATAGTAACGCAGTAGGCATTGCTATTGAAGCATGTTGGGATGCAGTTAGTGAAAATAATTTAGGTAGCGAACCGCCAACAAAAGAACAGTTAACAACTATGACACAAATTATGGCCGTACTCACAATTAACGCAGGTGTGCCACTTGACCTACAACATCAAATGACACATGCTGAGGCGGCCGATAATAAGGACGGCCTCGACCTCTATTATTTAGATCCGACTGGTTACCCTAACAATACCTATGGACCAGACTCTAATGTTGACCGATGGGACCTCTTAGTGGTTCATGCAGGTGATGAACGATGGAGCGGTGGAGACTGGTTACGTGGCACCGCTCGATGGTGGGGTGCTCAGTGGGGTAGTAATATTTAGGAAGGAGTTACCATGTATGAAAAAATTAAAAACAAAATTATATCTGCGTTTACTCGTAAGCGCGTTATTCTTGGTGTGCTTAGCATTCTTCTCATCGGTTTCACATGCAGCCTCATCGGAGGGTACCTCGACACAAGAGCCGACTATCAGCGTACCCGTGAGCAGTTGGAACGAACTCAAAGGGCGCTTGACGAAAGCAGAAAGCTCAATCAACAACTCCGAGAAAGCATTGCAACAAGCCAACAGCTTAACCGCGACGCAGGGAACAGCATTAACAGAATTGAAGATTATCAACGAAGAACGGACGAAGGAATTGAACGCGCTCAAAGCAATCAACGAGAAACAGGGGCAAGAATTAACGAAAGCCTCCAATCTCTTGACGACGCAAGAAGCGAAATTGAACGAAGCCTCGACATCCTTAGAAGAATTGATAGAACAAATCAAACGCAACAAACGAACAGAACAGCGCCTTAAAAGGCAACGTGATACATGGGCCGTGGTAAGCGGTGTATTTGGATTAGCAGGTGCAATTCGTCGATGACTGAGAGGTGATCCGTATCTCCTGAGCATGAGCAGGTGGACTCATGGATTGATTTCAAAAGATTATCGAAAGAATGACAAAAGATTAAAAGGGCCTACTAACTTAGAAAATATCTAGGTTGGTAGGCCCTATTTTACTTTTAATTGTAGATGGAAGTATTTGAATGTCTTGTAAATATACTATATAATTGAAATGATAAACGTTTAAAATTTGTTAGAATTTAGAACGGTAGCTCAACTGTGGCTCACCCTATAATACTATGAATCCAGTATTAATCAGTGTTTTAGGACTATAGAAACTATTAAAAGAGGATAATTCCTACAAAAACATACTGTATTTACATAAGGAGGTCCTATGAAGTTTTCATTTGCTCATAATAATATAAATGTTAAGGATCTTGATAAGAGTTTAGCATTCTATAAAGAGGCATTACTATTAGAAGAGTCTCGTCGCTTGGAAGACCCAAGCGGTGCTTTCACTCTTGTATATTTAAAAAGTCCATATACGGCGCATGAATTAGAACTTACGTGGTTGCGTGATTGGGATCGTCCTTATAATTTAGGGGATAATGAATTCCACTTGGCATTCTATGTAGATGACTATGAAGCAGCGCTCAAAAAGCATAAAGAGATGGGCGTTGTAGCCTATGAAAATGCTGACATGGGCATTTACTTTATCGCTGATCCTGATGGATATTGGACAGAAATCATTCCGGCGGGTAAATATTAATGGAATATATGTTAACTCGTTTGGAGTGGTTAGTTGGTCCTGATAAAATTCAAACATTAAAGGATACATCTATTGCGCTCTTTGGTGTTGGTGGTGTCGGCGGTGGCGCTCTTGAGGCGTTAGTGCGTGCCGGTGTAGGGCGCATCGTTATTATTGATGGCGATTCCATTGCATCAAGTAATTTGAATCGTCAAATGATTACAACACACAATACTATTGGAGAGCGTAAGGTTGAGGTGGCAAAGGCGCGAGCTCTCTCCATCAATCCTGATGTAGTGATAGAAACTCACGATATTATGTATACTGAGGAGAACTATCCTGGATTTATTCAAAGTTTGAACGTTGATTATGTAATCGATGCCATTGACATGGTAACGGCGAAACTCAATATTATCGAGGTGTGTCAACGTGAAAGCATTCCTGTTATATCCTGTATGGGCGGCGGTAATCGCTTTTACCCTGAAAAACTTATGATTGCAGACATCAATAAGTCTCATACATGCCCTTTGGCACGCGTGATGCGGCGAGAACTGAAAAAACGGGGTATAAAGAAACAATTAGTCTTATTTTCTACAGAAAAACCGACAAAACCGCAGTTCCGCGGCGAAGCAACAAGTCCTGGAACATGTAGTTTTGTGCCGCCTGTGGCAGGTTTTATATTAGCAGCACATGTGTTGCGTACAATTTTGGAGGTACCTGAACAATGAAACAAGCAAAAATCCATATGGCAAAA